ATTGACTGTGGACTTCAAGAATTGGAGAGGGACGATTTTCTCTTCAAAAAAGGTATGGTTTGGGGTGAACCAAACTTTGACCAACTCTTGGAGTTCATGAGACACGCGTATGATAATCGTGTTAGAGAGATGGATCACACTCATACACGAAATTTAGTTGGACGGAAGAACGTCTTGGAGGAGTTTGTTATCAACATAATTGGTGGCGAGAACAATAAGACCAATGAGGATAGTACCGTTCATGATTGAATCTTTTTGTGCAATCAGATACATCACAAGATCATCAATAAAACCTATACCAGTTGGCTTTGTCATTAGACGAGGCACGAGAACGCTTATAATGAGATAGAGAGACATTGATATTATTACAGGTCTGAGACTTTCCTGATCCAACATGATCTTTATATTAACTACCTATTTTAATTTTTCTACCAATACCACTACCCTTGTCAATTCTGTGTTTTTTACAGAAACCCCCACACACAGCCTTGAATGAACAAGGTTTTCCCGCCATTGTCGTAGCTTGACAAAGTTTAACCTGGTTGCGTTGTTCGTTTACAACTGTTGGAGCCTTGTCCAAAATGATGATTTGCCTACTATCCTTCTTCTTCTCATGATTCTTGTAGGACATTTTCATTTTCCAAGTAGCATCTGCCAAACTTTCACACTTATCATTTGCCTCATCAATGCGATACATTTTCATCGCATCCTTGAGACATTGGTTCCAGAGGTCATTTCGTACAATCTCCATATTTGTAGATTAAGTTGATTTTCCAAATCATTAAGTTTCACTTAGGTACTCATTGGGATTCACCACCAATTTCTGAAAGATACATATCTACACGACCAGCAAAGTCTGGGAATTTTTCAGTCGTTTGTTTAGTCACCATATCTTGTACATTTGTAACATGTTCTACAAACTTCTTAACATCTATACCCGTGGCGTTGTGGATTTGTGAATCAGAAGCAATATCCTTGAGTGCGTAGAGATAAGCCACGGCGTAGTTCGCATGAAGAATGGCAATAGCTGGAGACTTGTCCTGTTGCGCAGCTGTAGCATAGCGAGCTGATTGTCTTACCAATTTTTTGATAGAATGGGTCAGCCCCCTTGACTTATTTTGCATCACCAGTACGAGAACAAATATGGCGATTATGAAGAACGTGTACATGTCTTCTTAAGGTAACTAAAGAAAAATTATCATTATAATTTATGGCAGTAGATGAAGATCTACTCATAGTGATGAATACAATTGATGAGACTAGGGATCACATGTCAGAGGGGAAATATCTCAAAACATGTGATTCATTAAAACGAATTCATAAAAAACTAAAAAGACCTTCTTTACCACATCTAAATGAAATACGGATACCAATCACCAAACAGATACTATTTTTATTCACGGGAACTATATCTGTTTTGAAACTTCTTGAATCTGTTAAAAAGAAGATCATGGCTTAGTGTTTTTTTTACCGCGCCGAACTTTTAAGATAAGTTTGGGTGGATACTTCTTAATGTTTTTAAGTTTGAATACCTTACGTGTTAAAGGGCTGGGTCTTTCAGCGTTTAGGCCCATCTTATCAGAAAACGCCAAGTAATTCTTCAAACCATCCCTATCATAAACATGAAGAATCTTACCATTCTTAGCCACGTTCGTTTTGAGATAAGCTCTCTTAGATGGCTTTATATTGGTCTTGTTACCCGGGGACATTTCACGATTTAACCACGTGGCAACATTCTTGTTTTTTGGGCTATTTTTGGTTTTATTATTGTTATTTTTACCGTTATTATTCAACATGTTTAGATACTTTCTTTTCATATTTTTCAGCTCTTGTTCAGCTTTTTTTAGTTGAGCACGATTGTTATTATTCGTCATCTGATATAAGCTGAGATTTTTTACCTAAGTTAGAGTTTAGACTTGTAATAAATTTAAGTAATCATGGAATCAGTTCAAAAGCTCACCCACATTGAACATGTTTTAAAGCGACCAGACTCCTATGTCGGGCCAGTAGACCTGAGTACCGAGGCGTATTGGATTCTCAATGGTAACAAATCAAAATTTGAAAAGAAGAACCTCAAGTATTCCCCAGCTCTCTTGAAGATCTTTGATGAGATCCTCGTTAACGCAATTGATCGCAACTCTACACACCCCAAGAATGTTTCATCCATCGCCGTCTCTATAGACAAAGAGACTGGTGCTGTGACTATTGAAAATAATGGACCTCTCGGTGGTATCAGTGTTCGCATGCATGAGAAGGAAGGTATCTGGAATCCTGAATTGGTCTTTGGGCATCTCCTAACAAGTACAAACTACGACGACTCTCAAAAGAGAATTGTCGGGGGGCGCAATGGATATGGAGCCAAGTTGACGAATATTTACTCATCAGAATTTTCAATTGTCATTAAGGATCATGAGACAAAGCAAACTTACTCACAGAAATGGTCTAACAATATGACCGTCTGTGAACCACCAAAAATCAAAAAACATTCGGGTGCCACATCATCCGTGGCCGTAACGTTCACACCAGATTGGAGGCGTTTTAAGATGTCTAAGATGGATAACACAATCTACAAGATTTTCCAAAAGAGAGTTTGGGATGCCAACATCTGTACAACCCCAAATTGTAAAGTAAAGTTCAATGACGAGGTTCTCCCAAAACAGAACTTTGAGGCTTACGCAAAAATGCACACTGGTGTAGATAATGTACATTGTGTTACAACCGACCGATGGTCAGTATGCATTGGTCCATCTGAGGATGGTATGCAACAGGTATCGTTCGTGAACGGTATTTGTACAACCAAGGGTGGAACCCATGTTGATCACGCAGCTTCGCTAGTGGCTGCGGGGATTATTGAAGATATGGCTAAGAAGATCAAACTCAGGCCTCAACAGGTTAAGAACACGTTCGCAATCTTTGTGAAAGCAATCCTTGAGAACCCAACTTTCTCGAGTCAGGTTAAGTCTGAGTGTACCCTAAAAGCACAAGATTTTGGCTCTAAATTTGATATGCCCAAAACATTCGTCAAGAATGCTCTCAAGACTGGCATTTCCGATGAACTCACGGCTCTCTCAAAATTCAAGGAGATGAAGGAGTTGGCCAAAACTGATGGTGGAGCTCGTAAGAGTAAGATCACCGGTATTCCCAAGCTTGATGACGCAAACAAAGCTGGGACAGCCCAATCTTCTAGGTGTACACTCATCGTCACAGAGGGTGACTCGGCTAAGACCCTAGCCGTCGCTGGCCTCTCCGTTGTTGGTAGAGACCACTACGGTGTATTCCCACTTCGGGGGAAGTGTAAGAATGTACGGGATGCTTCTGTGGCACAGCTTACGGGGAATCAAGAGTTCAATGATCTCAAGAAAATCTTGGGTCTCCAACAGGGAAAAGACTACAAAGATGTATCCGAGCTTCGCTATGGTCGTCTCATGATTATGACTGATGCGGATAACGATGGTTCGCACATTAAGGGTCTGATCCTAAACATGATTGACTACTTTTGGCCCAGTCTTCTCAAGTTGGGATTTGTTGTTTCAATGGTTACACCGATTATCAAGGCTTCTAGGGGTAATCAAAGTAAATCCTTCTATACAGACTCTGCGTTTCGTGCGTGGTACGGTACCGGTCAATCTGGTTGGCGTATCAAGTACTACAAGGGTTTGGGTACCTCAACTTCTGCGGAGGCTAGGGAGTACTTCAAGAAGATTGAAGATCTTACCGTCAAGTTTAATACAGATGTAATGTCTGATAAGTCTATTACCTTGGCATTTGACAAGAAGAAGGCTGATGACCGTAAGACGTGGCTTCTAGAGAGTACAGCCAAAGAAGCCAATGAACTTGAAGTACCTTACGGGAAAGTAAAACAATTGGCTATCACAGACTTTGTTCACAAAGATCTAGTGAATTTCTCACTCGCTGATTTGAAGCGTTCTATTGCCCACGTTTGTGATGGACTCAAACCTTCACAGCGTAAGGTAATGTATTCTTGTTTTCAAAGGAATTTGACTGCGGAGATGAAAGTAGCTCAATTGGCTGCATACGTGGCAGAAAAGTCTGCTTACCATCACGGTGAAGTATCCCTCGCTGATACAATTGTGAAGTTAGCCAATGACTATACAGGCTCCAACAATTTGAATCTCCTAGAACCTTGTGGTCAATTTGGTACCCGTCTTATGGGTGGGAAAGACGCATCCCAGACAAGATATATTTTCACACGATTGACACCTGAAGCGAGGAATGTATTTGATCCTCGTGATGATGCGATTCTCACCTACCTAGACGACGATGGTCGCTCTATTGAACCAGAGTTCTACATGCCTACCGTACCCATGATCTTGGTGAATGGGAGTGAAGGTATTGGCACTGGTTTCAGCTGCTATGTACCCCCGTTTAACCCCAAAGATATTCAGAACAATATCCTCAACTTCCTTGATGGTAATCCTATCAAAAGGATGAAGCCTTGGTTCAGAGGTTTCAAGGGAAAAGTGTTTGAACAAGATGATGATTCGTGGATGACCCAAGGTGTATGGACCTCCATTGGAAGGACAGTTAAGGTGACTGAACTACCACCGGGACGCTGGACCCAAGATTACAAAGAACACCTGGATACCCTCGTTGAAAAGAAAATCATTAGTGGTTTCACAAATAACAGTACAACCGAGAATGTAGATTTCCTCATCCAAGATTACAATGGTAAAGATGCTGTTAAGGATCTCAAACTTCAAAAGACTTTCCGAACCTCAAACATGCACCTGTTCCACCCCATCCGAGGTATCCACAAGTATGAAACCCCTGAGATGATTCTGAAAGATTTCATCATCCTTCGTCGCGAATATTATGATAAGCGGAAAGAGTATCTAATCAAGGTTCTTGAGGCTAAATCTAAGATGTGTGACTACAAGTCTCGCTTTGTGTCTATGGTCATCAATGGAGATATTGTTGTCTTCCGTCGCAAAAAGCAGGATCTTGAGAACCAATTGTCTGGTCTGTTCCCAGAAGTAAATGGAAGCTATGACTACCTTCTAAACATCAAGACGGTTCAGTACACAGATGAGAGTGTCAAAGAGCTTCTGGCACAGTCCAAACAGGCAAAGAAGGAACTTGAGATTATGAAGTCTACTTCTCCCACGACAATGTGGAAAGATGATATTAAAAATATGTAGACAATAGATAAGTATGGGTGAAGCGGCAAAAATTTCACTTAAAGCTATTGGAAAGCAAGACACGTACTTGCTTTGCAAAGATCCAGCGGAGTCGTTCTTCAACCCGAATACTACAAGAAGGCATTCTGACTTTCGGAAATATCACAGGAGTAAGAATGTAGTCAATTCGGGGCAAATCCCCAATTGGCCTTTTGGACAAACCATAAAGGTTCAGTTTAACCCTCAAAATATGGGCGACTTGCTTAGCAATATGTGGTTGAGTATAAAAATGCCTAAGGTCACAAATGGAAACTACGCGGATCAGTTGGGGAGGCATATTCTCAAAAGTGTATCTATGTTCGTAGATGATACAGAGATGGAAAAAATAGAGAGTGATTGGGGAATTATATACGATGAACTTTATTTAGAAATGTCTGAAAAAGTAGCAAATAGATTTCTTGTAAATAGAAGTATTGGTTTTGATGACTCTACTACAACTGACTCTGTCTCAAGACTTGAGACAGATCTAATGATACCTATGCAGTTCTTCTTTGCTCGTAAATACGCGAGTGATGAGTACACAACTAATAAACCAAATAGACCTTACTTCCCTACATGTGCCGTACATAAACAAAAAATTGAGTTTGTACTAGAGTTTCACAAACAATCTTTCTTCACAGACACATTAGATACCCTCATTCTAGATAATTTCAAACTTATTACCGAAGAAATTACAGTGAGTCCTGAAGAGAGGAATTATCTCAGTCACGATAGACAAGTTGTTGTAACTGATCTGGTTCGTAAACACCCAACGACTGTGAGTGAACTTGGTAAAAATATGATTCGTACAAATCTAGTCCCTAATATTCCTGTGAAATGTCTTCATTGGTTCTTGCGAAACACTAAGTTTGAAAATTTGAATGAAAGTGTGGCTCTCGAACCTAAGCAGATAGGTGCTAATATTATTGGTACTAACGCAAACGATGACTCTGGATACTCAGTGGCTCTGTCACCTGATGGCACTACTATAGCCATAGGTGAACCCAAGTATGAGTTACA